AATCAAGTTATCGTTTAGACCATATCGGAACAATAGAGGTAGGGTTAGGTAAGGTCGAGTATGAAGGCACATTAGATGACTTATACAGAGATGATATTGATAAGTTTATTGAATATAACTTAAATGATGTTGAGATAGTTAAAGCACTTGACCAAAAGTTCAAACTCTTGGACTTGGCTAGAGCTGTGTCACATTTAGGTAGGATACCTTACGAAGAGGTTTACTTTAGTTCTCGTTACATTGAGGGTGCTATGTTAGTCTATCTTCGTAGTTTAGGTTTAGTTGCTCCGAGTAAACTACCTACTGCTAGTTATGATGGTTCAGAGTCAAGGTTTAGTGGTGCTTATGTTAAGTCTCCAATACCAGGTCGTTATGATTGGGTATTCGATTTAGATTTAACATCTATGTATCCAAGTATTATTATGTCTCTGAATATGTCGCCAGAAACTAAAATAGGTAAGATAAATGGTTGGGATGCGGAAGAATTTATTAGAGGGGAAGAGAAACACTATTCTGTAGATAAGGATGGTAAAAGTATCAGAACCTTTACAAGTGGAGAACTTAAAGATTTCTTCAACAAGAATGAAGTGTCCATTTCATCAAATGGTGTCTTGTATGACCTCAAACAAAAGGGTGTTATACCGGCAATACTTGAGAAGTGGTTCAATGAAAGAGTAGAGTATAGGAAACTGGCAAAGAAGTATGGTGAAGAAGGGAATGACGAACTACATGGTTATTTTGACAGACGACAATTGGTACAGAAGATTCTTCTAAATAGTTTGTACGGAGTTTTGGGTTTGACGGTATTTCGGTTTTATGATATTGACAACGCTGAGGGTACGACAACGACAGGTCAGAAATTGATTCAGTTTACAGAAAAGATTGCTAATAATTACTACAACAACATATTGAAGACGAAAGAAGATTATTGTATTTACACAGATACAGACTCGGTTTTCTACTCTGCTCTACCACTTGTTAAGAATAGGTTTCCAAATGCTGATGTCAAAGATGATAAGTTCATGACCGAACAAATTCTTGAGATTGCTGATGAAGTTCAGGCATACATCAATAAATCTTATAACTACTTTAGTAGTCAATTTCTTAATATTAGAGGTGACCATAGATTTGAGATTAAACAAGAATTGATTGCTAAATCTGCTTTTTGGGTTACCAAGAAGAGATATGGACAATGGATTATTAACGATGGTGGGTTGGAAGTAGAGAAACTTGATGTTAAAGGTTTAGATATTGTCCGTAGTTCATTCCCACCAGCATTTCGTGACTTTATGACTAAGGTTCTAAAAGCTATTCTTGCTAAAGTTCCTAAAGAAAAGATTGATGAGTTTATCTTGAATTTTAAAAGTAATCTACAAAATGAAGAACTAGATAAGATTGCTCTTCCAACAGGCGTAAAAGGTATTCAGAAGTATACTGATAAGAGTAGAGGTGGGTTTAAAAGTAAAACTATGTTTACACCAATGAAGAAAGGTGCACCAGTTCATACTAAAGCCTCTGTTATCTATAATGACTTACTTAAACACTATAAGGTTAATAACCACGAACCTATTTCAAATGGTAACAAAGTTCGTTGGGTATATCTTAAAACAAATCCATTTAACATAGATGGTTTGGCTTATAAGGGTTATGATGATCCTAAAGAAATCTTAGATTTTATCAATCAATATGTTGACCGAGATAAGTTGTTTGAAAAATCATTGAAGAAGAAGATACAGATGTTTTATGATGCCATGTCATGGGATATGCCAGTAGATAAAATAAATACAATTGAAAAGTTTTTTTAACTTGACTTTAACAAAAATAATTAGTAAATTAATAACTTAATATGGAGAATAACAATAATGAATAAAATAACACTAGATACGTTCATCCAAAAATATAATCTCGGTGGTAGTATAAATTCAGTAAAGTGGGAGTCTAACGGCGATACACTTTCTACTCGTTTTATATCACCAGATAAAAGTCTTTTGGGAGAATTATCACTTAGTAAACAATCACTTCCTAACTTTGAAGTAGGTGTATATGATACGCCGCTTCTATCTAAGATGTTAGGTACTCTTGCTGATAAAGTTGACTTTAATGTAATTAAGTCGCCAGTAGATGAAACACAACCTGTAGCATTTGGATTTTCAGATGGAAAAATATCCATCAGTTATGTTCTTGCTGCTCTTGGTGTAATTCCTGATGTACCAGAACTAAAGAACATTCCTGAGTTTGATACTTTAATTAATATCGATTCTCAGTTTATCAATTCTTTCATTCGTGGTAAAGGTGCTCTTGCTGATGTAGAACATTTTTCTATCCAACCAGCAGATGGTGGTGTAGAGTTCGTCATTGGTTTTAGTGACATCAACTCAAATCGTATCAGTATCAAAGTTCAGAGTGGTGCTGTTAAGTTAACCGAACCAATCGTCTTCAATGCTAACTTATTTAAAGAAGTTCTAAATGCGAACAAAGAATGTTCTAAGGCAGTTCTTCAAGTTAGTTCAGGTGGTCTTGCTCATATCGAGTTTAAGATAGACGACTTTTCTGTTAAATATTACTTAGTATCACAGCAGGTATAGTATGAGTTCACATGGATTATGGGTGGAGCGTTATCGCCCCTCGACATTAGACACTTATGTTGGTAATGAAACTCTTAAGACGAAAGTCAAGAGGTTCATAGAGGAACAAAATGTTCCACACCTATTATTATATGGTAGAGCCGGTGGGGGTAAAACTACTCTTGCCAAGATTATCGTAAACGCTATTGAATGTGACTATCTCTATATTAATGCTTCGGATGAACGAAACATAGATTTGGTTAGGGACAAATTAAAGAACTTCGCTTCTTCTGTTGGTTTCAAACCAAACAAAATCGTAATCTTGGATGAGGCTGATTATCTTAATGTTAACTCAGCCCAACCGGCTCTTCGTAATCTTATGGAGACATTCTCACAACATTGTCG